TCTCGTTTATCGTTTCAAGTCCTGGGTTGACGCCCCCAGGCAACGTTTGGGTGAGTTAGAGTTGTAGTCGAGCCTTTCTTGCCTAGAGCTAGTTCTGAGTCATTGCGGATTTATTCGCTGTCAGAATGGAGTTCGTTTTGGAGTGTTTGATTGACGGTGCTATCGCCGTCGCCACAACGATTGAGAATGTCGGGGAGCGCTGCCGCCGTGAGGTGGCGAACGCAGCTTCGATGATCCGGTATGCATGCAATGTGCGCACACTGGATGATCTCGTCGCCAGGTGGCGTGTGGCACCGTTGGTTGATACTCAGATGATGCGTGACGCGTTTCGCGAGGTGGCTCCGGCCATTCGTGGGGCGCGTGACGGTGGGATCCACTCCCACCCGCGCTCGGCCGCCGCGCGTGCAACATCCATGTTGTACGCTAGGCAGCTGTCGACGCGGTTGGGGGTGGGGATGATGTCTTTCCAGGCATCACCTTCTGACCAGAAAGAGGGTGTGGCCTCGTGGCGCGAGTACCGTTGGGCTAAAGACCTCATGGCAGTAGCCAAGAGGGATGTGCCCAGGCGGGGCGACCTTGTAGTTTTGGTTGATGTCGATTATTATGTGGACATGCCAACGCTACTCACCTGGCATGATGGGCCAGTGCTGCTATACACTTTTGTGCCTAGCAGTGCAGCCAAGGCCGGTGAGGAGTATTCCTACAAGTTTCGTGCCGACGGCACAGTGCGTTATGAGGTAGCGTGGGTGCGGTCTACGTGCACCAACTCTGGGATTACGGCAAGGATACTATTTTGCTGTATACCTGGGGCTGGCGCTGGTGGCCCGAGCCCAGGCCTATATGGCCGACCGCCAAGGTGTTCGTCATTGAGCGACGTGTCGCCGATGATGACCACCAGCATATCCTATTGGTACCAGTGGCGACCTGGTATGGTGTGGCAGCTTGGCTAGTATCGCGGAAGTTGGGCGACAATCTTTGTCGCTCTGAGTACGTGACGGCCTCGCATGTCGTGTTTGATCGTGTGGCGAGAGAGCAGCGTGTGACCTGTCTTGCACCCTTGGATTCGTATGCATCCGCATGCGTCCCGACTGGTGTGTTTGACGCTGTCACCGTTGCGTATCGTAATGCCGCAGTGAAGCCGACTGTGCCAACCATTCAGATGTGGATACCTGAGAGAGCTACGGCGGCAGTGGTGTTGGACTATCTCCGGTCCGTTACACCACCGCAGCGTGGTATCGTGTACAGTGCTGAGGATGGTGTCAGACAGTTCACCTTTGTCACTGGTGATGATGAGAGCGGCAAGCCTGTGCTTGCTGGCTATATGTCGCCTTTGATGCCGGCAGCGTTTGTCCCCACCAAGTCGCTCAGTAATGAGCGTGCTGGCGTGGTTGGCCGTGTGGAGCGCCCTGGGGTGCATGCTAGTCAGACCCCTCCTGCAACGAAATTCTTATTGCGTTGCATGGAGGAGTTCGCGACGTGCATGTTCCCCGAGGAGCATACACTAGTGCCGTTCGACGTTGATGAGGTGTATCTGAGACAAGACCGCCCCACGCAGCGTGCGATTCTGGACAGAGCAGAGATGGAAGACCCCTACTCCGATAAGACGCTTCAAACCTTCGTTAAGGCTGAGGCGTATCAGAGTGTCAAGGAACCTCGGATCATTACTACATATCCGGGGGGCCTGAAGAGGGAGTATTCCAGGTATCTCTACGCTGTCGCGGATTTCGTTGTGCACCACTGCAAATGGTACGCCTTTGGCAAGCCTCCTGTGAAGCTAGCTAGCCTGGTGGCCAAGATTTGCGTGGCGAATGACGCTGTGGATTGCAATGACTGTATACGTATGGATGGGCATATATCGGAGATTGTCAGGCAATTGGAGTTGGTCATACTGTACCGTGCTTTCCGTCGAGAGCACTGTGCGGAGGTGGCCGGCCTGCATGCCAGACAATATGCGCGTGGTGCGCGCACTCGCGGTGGATACAGCTATGACATTGAGTTCCAAAGGGGCAGTGGGTCGAGCGAGACCGCGCTGTTCAACAGCATGTTGAGCAAGTTTATTGATTTTCTTGCTTGGCGGCTGGCTGGAGCCGGTGTGCAGGCTGCGTACGATAAGATGGGCTTGTTTGGTGGAGATGACACCTTTAATGAGCCTAATAATCATACGACCGCCGCAGCCGATATGCTCGGGCAGCGAATGGAGCTTGTGCGCTTCAAGCGCGGTGAGCCGGGCGTCAATTTTTTGGCGCGTATATACACACGTGAAGTGTGGGAGGGTAATCCCGCTAGTATGTGTGATTTGGCTCGCACGCTGTCGAAGTTGCACGTTGCGCCAAACCTACCCGGAGTGACGCCGGTCATGAAGCTGCAACAGAAGCTACTTGGCCTGTGTGTCACCGATCCTAACACGCCCATCATTCGAGAGATCCTCGTAGCAGCCCTACAGTTGGGCCTGAAGGTCACCGAGAAAATAGACCCGCGGCTGGTTAGCTGGTGGGCCCGTTACCCGGCTGACTCTAATTGGCCAAACAATGGAGATTTCAGTGATGAGTTAGCACGCCAATTGCCTCGTGCACAGCCTGGTGCTCTATATGAGCACCTGAATTGGGTGAGCGAATGGGACGATATGCTCAAGATGCCAGCGATAGTGGCATTAGAGGATGTCCAGCATGCCCCTGTGCCAGGCGTAGTAGTGGATGACAATCGAGCACCACCCTTGGTGGTTTCTACCCCACCTGCAGCTGCACTGAGTGCGGCCGGGCGGTTGGAGCTCTGCCATGATTATGTTCAAGGTCGCTGTAGGAAACGCCCTTGCGATAAAGAACATGTCAAGGTATGTCGTGACTATTATAGTGGTAAGTGCGAACGCCGTGAGGGGAAATGTCGTTTTCCGCACAGGAAGTGAGCGGTGTGGTCGCCACCACCGCTATACGTTTTCCTGTTTATCTATCTGTTTGTCGTTTATGCTCCAGAATTGCGCCGCGCCTTGTTTGCTTGCTTGCTTGTGTGTGTGTGTGTTGTGCGTGCATTGTGTGTGTGTGTGTGTTTGGGAATGCCCCATAAGGGTAAGAAGCGTGCCGCGAAGGCCGCCGCAAAGAAAACAGCGGTGGTGGTCGTCGCCCCACAGAAGCTCCAGGGGAAGGGTAAGTATACGGTGTCTCGTGCGCCGTTGGGTGGACGTTTGTCAGGTAAGGGGAACTATCTCTTTGACTGGCTCGGACAGGGCATTAAGCATGGTGCTTCCTGGCTCGGTGAGAAGGTGGGTGATTGGATTAGTGGGCTTGGACCGTACCATGTGCGGCACAATGTCGTGCTATCCAATCAAGCACCGCAATTCACTGCTGGCCAAGAGGGCACCACTGTGATATGCCATACCGAGTTTGTCTCGGATGTGGTCTCGACCTCAACGAACTTTGCCGTGGTGTTAAGCCAGGCATCTGTCAACCCTACCAACTCCCAGTTGTTCCCCTGGCTAGCTGGGATCGCTGCCAACTACGAGGAGTACCACTTTGAGGGCTTGTGTTTTTATTACAAGCCGACGAGCGGTGCTGCCGTTAGTAGCACGAACCCATCGTTGGGTGTGGTGATTGCGGCGGTTCAGTATAACCCGTATGACACGGCATTTACCTCCAAAGTTCAAATGGAGGCATACCAGTATGCTGTGTCGGCGGTGCCTTTTGAACCAATGCTGATTCCAGTGGAATGTGACCCGAAGCTCAACCCTGTCTCTGAGCTGTTCTGCAACCCGGCATCGACGGGCGACCTGCGCTTCACTGAGCAGGGCGCATTGTCGGTTGCCATCTCTGGGCTGCCGAGTAACTCCCAGACTTGCGGTGAGCTCTGGGTCACTTATTGTGTGCGTCTGTTGAAGCCCAAGTTGCCGCCTCCCGGGCTGGATGAGACTATGTCCCATTTCAGCTATTCTGGCAATGGTGCTTCGTTGAACACGATGCCGACCGTCACGCCCACTAGTGGGCAGACGAGTTTGGCAGCGTGGCTCACTAATGGCCTAGGCTTGACGGCTGCCTATACGTTGACTAATGGTCCTGGAATCATTTTGTCTGGATTTAATGTCCCTGGATATTACGGATACTTTTTCTGGACACAGGACTCTAGCGCCGGGAATGTGTCGTTGACTGCCACCACCACAAATATGACGGCAGTCAACAACCTTTCTGGCTCTGCTACACTGAAAAGCAACAGCGGTGAATCTGTCGCCAATGCTGGTGCCACTCAGGGTAGTCAGATGCAGTTTTTCAGTATATCGTCCACCCAGGCCGCCAGTGCGCCGACTGCGACGTTCAAGGTGTCTTCAAACGGTTCTGATAACTGTAACCTTGACATATTCGTAGTGTTCTTCAATCAAAACTTGGGCGCACGCTTCCCATTGGATCGTCGGCCCTTGGCTGACAAGATGCAGGCGTTCATGGATGAGGCGCGGTCTTGGGTGCCACGTACGCCGGTTGGTGATGGCAATTGGCCACCACCTGCCGACTGTTGTGCCCAGGCCGGCCCGTCTTCGAGTGAGCCCGACCATCCTGTCGGCCGTTGGGAGTTTGTGGAGGAAAAAGTGGAAAAAGGAAAATCAAAATAAAAAGTGCGTCTTGCGCCTCGCCGCTTTGCATGTTTCGTTGTTTGTTGCGTTTATGAGAATACCAAAATAACTTTGCGTTTAGTACCAGCTGCTCCCGACTCGAGCGTGCTGTTGGGGAGCGTTACCCCTAGCAAGGAC